CTAGCCCCTTAATTAGTTGTAGGCATCAAATGTGCCTGTTGTTAACACCTTAATAACACGTTCTGCTCTATTAGGCGTCTGACGATACCACTTACTTTGTCGCATATTAGTTCCAGCCAGTGCATAACTTTTATTAGCAACCAGATTTAAACTGTTATGGAAAGAAGCAGTACCTGCTGCGCCCATCTGAAATACCATATTGATGAGAGCTTGTTGCCTTACTCCATCGTATTTCTTATAGATTGGGTTTAGCGTAGCGTCAGCCTGAATAGCCTTGATAGCAGCGCTAACATCGGACTGAAACACTTTTCGGGCTTCATCTTCGGTGATAGACCCTTGGGTTTTTCTACCTACTTGAGAATCCAGAACACTGATTGCTACATCAAGAGAAGGCTTCTTAGTTAAAAGATGACCAATCCCCACAGTCCAGTAGCCCTCAGTGTCTTTATATACTTTCAGCTTCAAACCTTCGTCCAGCTTAAGCATACCGAAAACGTCTGATACGTTAGACATTCATTTTCCTTTTATTTAAGGAAGTTCACCAGTTCAGTAAAACCTCCTACGTGCATTGTATCCGTTTCCTCTTCATCTCTTACGAAAATCTGAGGGAATGTAGAGGGACGGACTCCCGTTTTCTCAATAACCAGTTCGATAAGTTCTGGCACTGTGAAATCTTCATCCAAAGTCAGGTATACGAAGTGAATACCCTTGGAAATCAGTGTGTCTTTTGCACGAGTGCAATATGGGCAATTTGGTTTGCCATAAATAGTGAATACCATCTTTTCTCCTATAAAACCTTTTCCTTAGTTCTCAGAATACCTTCTTCCGTGTTACTGGAAATACCGAAGGATGAAGCCAGTGCAGAATATGCTGGCCTCACTACGTCTGAGACTGTTTTCGTTGGAGAGACTATAACAGAATCATAGCCTTCTGTCAATAACTTTGTGAAGTCATACCAACTTAAAACTTTATCGCCTGAGAAGTGAATAATACCTGTCTCCAGGGAAAGATCACCAGTTGCGTAGTACTTAAAGATAGCTTCTGCAATATGACCCGCATACGTAGGTGTTCCCAACTGGTCGTCCACTACATTAAACTCGGTGACTCCCGAAGCAACCCTGTTCAGGATTGTTTTAGCGAAGTTATTCCCGAACTCACTATACACCCAAGAGGTGCGGATCACGAGAGGACTATACCACTTATGACCTGAGGCAAAGATCTCACCTGCTTCCTTGGTTACACCGTATACATTGAGAGGGTTAGTATCATCCCAAGAATTGTATGGTGCATTCTTCTTTCCATCGAAAACATAGTCAGATGAAATATGAATAAAGCGAATACATCTATCAGAACACAGTTTAGTTAGGATCGAAGGGCCAAGCGCGTTAATAGCAAATGCTTTATCTTGGTTTTCTTCTGCTCCATTAACATTGGTGTATGCTGCGCAGTTAATAACAACGTCCGGCAGTACTTCATCGATAATATCCTTCACCTTGAAGTAGTCGGTAATATCTACTCCGCTATCCAACTGGATAACCTGAACATCAGAGGGTTTGTAATAAGCTAGGGCAGAACCTAGCTGCCCATATCCACCGAAGACTAAATACTTCATCCAAAGATCTCCTTGAGTGATTTAGCGTTACTGTCTTTTTCGGAAAGAGTGACTTTAAAATTCTTGCCCATAAGGTCAAAGCCCCAATCAATATTAACATCAGGATCATCCCACGCTAAACTTACTTCTGATGCTGGATGATAGAACTGTGTGCATTTATATTCAAAGATTGCCTCTTCACTCATAACAACGAAGCCGTGAGCAAAGCCAGGTGGAATCCAGAAGATATCTTTATTCAGATCGCTAAGGAAAACACCTTCCCATTGCCCAAACGTGGGCGATCCTTTCCGCACATCCACAGCTACATCATATACACTACCTGACATAACACGAACAAGTTTGCCCTGAGGATTGATGTTCTGAAAATGCATACCCCGCAGTACACCTTTTTTCGATTTAGATACGTTGTCCTGTACGAACACCTCATACCCGATATGTTCATCATACTCGGCTTGATTAAATGATTCGTAGAAGTATCCACGCTCATCTCCAAAGATTTTAGGACGGAAAAGTTTCAATCCCTCGATATCAAAACTCTTTACTTTCATCTCAATGTCTCCCCAAAAAGTTTAAGAATGTAAGTTCCGTATTCAACCTTAGCCATTTGCTGCCCTTTAGCTAATAGTTGGTCACGACTAATCCATCCGTTTTTATATGCAATTTCTTCCAGACAAGCGATATAAGTCCCTTGCTGTCGTTGTAGAGTTCTAACATACCCTGCGGCTTCAAGTAAACTCTCGTGAGTTCCTGTATCTAACCAAGCAAACCCACGTCCTAAAATCTCCACATCTAATACTTCATCTTGAAGATATGAGTTATTAATATCAGTGATTTCCAATTCTCCTCGGTCAGAAGGTCGAACTTCCTTTGCACGATCAACTACCGTATAATCGTAGAAGTATAATCCTGTGACTGCACAGTTGGACTTAGGTTCGTCTGGTTTTTCTTCAATACTAGTTACTTTGTTTCTGTTGAAGCCTACGACACCGAAACGCTGAGGATCTTTAACTTCGTAACCGAATATTACCGCACCACCTTTATGTTCTACTTGTTCCCTTGCTTTCCTTAACTTTCCGCTAAAGCCTTCACCGAAGAAAAGATTATCACCTAAAACAAGAGCAACATCATCTCCATCAATGAATTCTTCCCCAATAATGAAAGCCTCTGCAAGCCCATTAGGTTCACTTTGAATTGCATAGGAGATACTTAATCCCCAATCGCTACCGTCTCCCAGAACATCCTCGAATGCAGATTGATCCTTAGGTGTGGTGATAACTAAGACTTCACGAATACCTGCCAGCATCAAGACTGATAATGGATAGTAGATCATTGGTTTGTCGTACACAGGAAGAAGCTGTTTACTCACCCCCTTCGTGACAGGATGGAGGCGGGTTCCACTCCCGCCTGCCAGAACAATTCCTTTCATAGTTTGTCCTCCAACCATTCCCCATTATCAAGATACCAATCAACTGTTTTCCTGATACCCTCTTCAAAAGATTGCTCAGGTTTCCAGCCAAGTTCAGTCTGAATCTTGTTGCAGTTGATAGCATAGCGTTTATCGTGTCCCTTACGGTCAGGAACGTGTCTAATCAGGTTGCTAAGGTCTTTGCCTGTCCTTTCACTAAGTCGGCTTAGAATGGCTCTCAGGACTTCTACGTTGGTCTTCTCGCTTAGTCCACCGATATTATATGTCTCGCCTTCTTTACCTTCCATTACAACTTTAATAAGAGCCTTTGCGTGGTCTTCCACGTATAGCCAATCACGGATCTGCTTACCATCTCCGTATACTGGAATAGTCTTACCGGCTAAGGCGTTAGTGATGACCCTCGGGATTAGTTTCTCTGGGTACTGATACGGGCCATAGTTATTGGAACAGTTTGTGATTACTACGGGGATCTTATAGGTGCGACCCCAAGCACGGACTAAATGATCACTGGACGCCTTACTTGCTGAATACGGGCTGCTAGGAGAATAAGGATCGCTCTCTTTAAATCCGTCACTCCATTCTTCCCTGTCAGCTAAGTCACCGTATACTTCGTCAGTGGAAATATGGTGAAACTTTAATAAAGAGTTAGAACGGTTTCGTACTGCTTCCAGTAGGTTAAATGTGCCTACGATATTAGAGTAAATAAAAGGTGCTGGATCTTCGATAGAGTTGTCAACGTGGCTCTCTGCTGCGAGATGCATAATGATGTGGGGATCGAAGTCTTCAATCATCGAATTAACTCGGAAAGATGAAGCCAAATCGAACTCATAGAAAACCACCCGAGGGTTATCTAAGATGGGGGCGTTATTTAGATCAGAAGCGTAGCTCATTTTGTCTACTACTGCCAACTCGTGATCTGTTGTTTCTAATAGTTGTCGTACAACAGCACTACCAATAAAACCAGTGCCGCCTGTGATTAAAATTCTCATACCTGCTCCTTAATCTAAAAAGGGGCCGAAGCCCCATTGCATCACGAGGTTACTAACGTAAACTCTAAGTCGGCAGGCCCGTAAATGAAGGCTTGCGTATCTGTCACCACCAGATAGTTCCCTGCATCAATATGAAGTGGAAACTCCAAGTCTTCACTCAAGAGTTCTGCGTCCTGAATGGCTGTCATAAAGAAGTCCTCTTGGACTTCCAGATAATCGCCTTTCTTAATGTCAGACAACTTTACGATACTGTTCGGCATATATTATTCCTCAACCGTCTGGTCTTTTACTGTGATGATGGTGGATCTGTCTCCACCTGTATAAGTTCCATCTTCCAACTCGAAGATTAGATCTCCGTCATACCAAAGAGTCCCATACTTCTTTGTATCGATTGGAGAGTAAACCGTGAACGGCTCTCCTACAACCTTTTTGAATACTTGGTTTTCACCAGACTCATCTTCGGTATATAGGATCTCATCTCCTACGACAACATTGTATACAGGTTTCTGATAAACTGCTGCCATTACTACTCCTTAGAAATCAAATTCCTCATCTTCTCCGAAGTCTTGCTTCATCGAATTGAGTTTGTAGTTAGTAAGCTGAATCTCTTGTGCCGCAGCCTGGGTTTTATCTGGGTTTGTCCAGAAGTCCATCCAAGGAGTCGGGTTCTGCTTAGGTGATTTGAAATCTGCCTTGAGTTTCAGGCGACGATAGATAGGAGCACAGTTGTAGTATACCCATTCCATCATCAACACTTCATTCAAGCCAACAACAACTCGACCTTCGCTAAACAGATATTTAGCCCACTGTCTTTCTTGGTCAACAACCGTGTCCAAGATAAGTTTCAGTCTCGGTTTAGCTTTTTCATAAGCATCAGCCCAAACTGGATCTTTCAGTAACGCATCGATGATAGCATAATCCATACGGACGTGCAACATCTCATCTAACATAATTTTCTGTACGAGTTTCGCAGCACCAATGAACAAGCCTTGCTCGGCAAGTGCAAACGTGGCTGAGAATGACGACATAAACTGGATGCCTTCAAGTGCGATCAGAGCAACCATACCTTCCAGCAGTAGCTGCCGGATGTAGTCTCCATCATCTTCAACAGTCAGCATACCTAAGGCGTATTTGTGTCCTGCTGTTTCCAGTTCCGACATTACCTCTTCGACGATACCCATACGATTGAAGATACTATCATTCTTAACAATCTCGTCAATCACTTTGTTCGGATCTTTAACACACTGACGAACAATCTCTGAATAGGTGAGGGCGTGAAGCAATTCTACCTCAGACTGTTTCAGCATCATAGCGCTGGCTTCGTTATTTGTCAGGAATGGAGCAAACAGAGTGATGATTGACTTAGCCAGGGAGTCGTTTTCCCACTGGAAGCTGAGCGTCTTGATCATAACATCAAAGTTATTCTGAGAACAGGTAGCAAAGTCTTTGCGCGACTGATCCAAGTCAACTTCATCTTCTGCCCAATCCTGTGCTTTTTGTTTCTTGTACAGGTCAAACATCTCGGGATATGCTTTGTTAATACTATCGTAGATGCCTAACTGTTGTCCCAGGAATACTGGATAGATGCCGCTCTTGTAGCTGTCGTTTTTAAGGTTGATTGCTGCCATTAAATTAGTTCCTCCGCTTCTGCACTCTGTAAATATTTATACACTTCTTCTTGACTCTCTGTTAGCTGAATGCCGTGATCCTGAGCCATTTCAATAAGGTCAATCAGAGAAGATAATTCCCCAATCGACAATTTTAATTCAATTTGTGATCCCATAGTGCTCCTTACATACAGTTCTTATTCTTTCTATTTCCTCGGTGATCCATTCATATTGATCCAGATAATGAACCTTAGGATTATCCTCTTTGCCATAGAAATAATAGTGGGTTAGTGGCAGGCTAGATTCTACCAACATTTTTAGCAGGTCTTTATTCTGACGTAGCTTGCAGCGGATAGCTTCTCTAAGCACATCTTTGTGCTCTTCTGTCATCCCGTCTTTATCAATCCTACCCTCTAGCTTTCTTCCGTGTTTCTTTGCTTCGAAACCGGACATAGACTTTAATGATTCGTCTTTACATCCCGTAAGATAATAATACCAGAATCCTTCGAGAGATGCAAACTTTCCATAACCATTTACATCAACTTTATCGCTTGACAAGTTAGTTAAACGCCTACCTAAAAGTGTCTTACCTTTAGTGTAAATATTAATGTGGTCTATACCGTCATTGATCGGCACATACATATCTTGCTCCCAAAGAAAAAGGGCCGAAGCCCTTTAATCACATTTTACACGCTTCGCAACCGTCATCTTCATCATCATCTGGTAGCTGGTCAAGTGCCGCAGGCTCCATACCTAACTCTTTAAGATCTTGGTCAGCCATTGTCTCAGAGGACTTGGTACGACTATTCATATAGTAGAGTGATTTGGCACCCAACTTAGCCATAGTAAGGATGAACTGGATTTCAGTTTTGTAAGACAGCTTACCATCTTCTGATGCTGTGTAGTCAGCCCATTCATCACAGGAGATACCCTGATCCATAAACTTAGTGAAGATGCCGTAACATTCAGCCATATGTCTATGTGGAACATCCCAGGCAATCTGGTACTTGTTTTTCAGGCGGTCGTAATCAGGAACGATGAACAGAACGTTACCTTTCTGACTCTGCTTGAACAAGATCGTATCACGCACAGGGTATAGACTATTTGTTGTGTTACTCACTAAAGAAGATGATTCGTTAGGAGCTACAGCAGTCAGAACACTGTTACGGATACCTCCGTTATCAATGATCTCTTGACGCAGAGTTTCCCAATCCAGCTTCAACTCGAAGTCAGCAATTTTGTCTACTTCCTTAGAGTAAGTGTCAATAGGCAACCAGCCCTCAGGCCATTTTGTCTTATGCATCCACTCTGCATTACCTTTCTCTTTACCTAAGCGAAGAGAGGCTTTAGCCAACCAGAAGTAATGGCGTTCAGCAAGTTCGTGCATCAGTACTTTACCTTTCTCGTCAGTATACGAGGCATCATTATCTGCCAGGTAATGAGCAAGGTTTGTAATACCAACACCGATAGAGCGACGAGCTTTCGCTGTGATTTCATTATGAAGGAAAGGATACACCATATCTTCGATAATGTTGTCAATGGTCAGTACTGTGTAATACGCAACATCTTCGTACTCCTCTGGGGTAACACGTCCAGCAACAATAGAAGCAAGGAAACATAGAGCCAGTTCAGATGTGTCTGTATTCTCTCCGGTATCAAG